GGGCGAGCGATGAGAAAGTAGGGTAGGGTCTCCGATGGGATGGTGGTTTCATATGTGTGAATTCGCTCGGTGTTCCAATAATTAAGGTTGGAGCACCCATTTTGGATGTCCACATTTTCCACCGACATGAGAGATTCGTCCTCCTAAGAAACCTACCCGTCCTGGGGGTTTAGTAGGAAAACGTGATAAAATTTGAGAGTCCCCCCATGCGGACTTTAATAGCTTGGGGTTTACAAATATGATGAACACAACCAATAGTAGTAGTTCTTCAGCCCCACTAGCCAAAATTATTGTCGGTTCAGAGAAAGAAGGTGAAGGACAAACCTTACGCTCTGTGTCTACAGTTGACACAACAACGACACATAATACAACATATATGGATTCTGAGATCCATACTGAAAATGTCCAACTTGGGGTTACCCCTGACCAATTGTGGGTTGCTCAGAACCCCTTCCCAAATGAGGATCTTCGTGTGGCTCTCTCACGGTCTTACCTCATTGATGTAGTCACATGGACCAGTAGTTCCGTGGGAACCAATCTCTCAGGCTTCGCAAATGTTGATATCTTTGCGACGCTGCTGGCGATACCAAATATCGCCGAACACATAGCCTATTACGCCTACTTTAGGTGTAAGGCTGTTCGAGTGACGGTCCGTGTCAATGCGACCCCCTGGCATTACGGGGTGCTTGTCATTTCCTCCACAGTTAACAATTCATACCTTTATCACAACAGTACCAATGCTCAGAGCAGACAGTATATGCAGAACAACCCTGTTCTCATTATGGCCAATCAAGCCAACGCTGTCGATTACGACATACCTTGGTGTGCGAAAGAGCAGTGGAGTGAGGTCACTAATGCCCACATAGTACATCCCATGACTCTTAGGATAACGGTGGCCTCCGTCTTGTCCATGTTGGGCTCTAGCCTCACTGACGCTTTGGTCAGTGTGTTTGCCAACTTTGTTGAGCCAGAAGTCGCCTTTCCTGTTGCCAACTCTGTGTCCCGAACCTCCGTAGCCAGACGTGTGACTGCCCAGTCGCACAAGGAGAAGAGAGTGAATAAGGAGGCCCAGCAGAAAACCGAGGACTTCACCATGGCCACTTCGATCAGGTCCTTCACGGACACCACTCTGGAAGTCTTCAATAGTGCTCTTTCTGTTGCCGAGAAGTTGGGCCCTTATGTTGCTATGGTCGCGGATAAGCCCACATCTTTGCGTCCTGTGCAAAATGTGTCCCTTCAGCCGGGATCCAGCATGACACATACTCGTGGACTGGACACAAGTATCAAGCTGGCTGCTGACCCTGAAGCTTCCACGGGTGTCTCCCATGGGAGCATGGGGGATGTTCTAGGGAACCCTAGCCTCTTACAAGTGATAATGACGCCCGGATACAGTGACCGTTTTTCATTCACAAACTCCACTGCTGAAGGAACCAAACTTGTCAGCATTTACATTCATCCCATGAACCAGATTTATAAGGTTTCAACAGGAGCCACTGAGAATTACACGTTTGGACCTATGACATGGTTCGCTCAGCTGTTCAGGTATTGGAGAGGCTCCATAAAGGTTGGGATTTACTTTGTTAGTTGCACTTTCATAACTTTTAGAGTTAGGATAGTGTGGTTCCCCGAATGGGTCACTCCACCAGCCACCATTACTGACAATGAGAGTGGTGATTATGTGAGCAAGGTTGTGGAGGTTGTGGGCTCCATGCTCGTCGAGTTCTCTGTTCCATGGATTTGCAAGGATCTTTACCGACAAGTTGTGGACCCTGGGATTAATTTGAGCCTCGCCTGGGAACCTGATGACTATGGCGTTCATTTCCCGAATGGCATAGTGTGTGTCTACTTGCTGGCTCCCCTTGTCACAGTCAATTCCTCTCTTGTCCCCACTGTGAATGGTCTTATATACACAGCGGCAGGGGAGGACATGCAGTTGGCTGGTTTGTGCACGACTTTGCAGTTTGAGGATAATAATGACACGTATCGTGTGTCTCCAACCTCCTGTGTGTATAAGGACTTTTCCCGGCCCTTTGAACCAATCATTGCTTCAACAAGTTCTTTTGAGTTTGGTCTTGCTAGCTCGGAACAATTCACAGATCTCGTTAGCCTTGGCAAGCGTTTCACGCAGCGAGCTCTCTACCCTGATGTTGGGGCCAGCAACAACCTGACTCTCTTGGCATCAGATGCGTTCTTTCTCCAGAATGCTCTTATTGTGGGGGACTCAGCCCTAACCAAGTGGGTTTCAGCCTGTCATGTCAATTTCAGGGGTTCGCTTCGATGGAAGATACTACAAGCATCCTACACTGCGTCCACTGCCATTGGGACAGCCACTGCTGGGTATTATCCTATAGTGAACACCAAACTTGTGACATCACAAGCCACGTATGTCTCTGAGAACAGCGTCAGCAAGTTTTATGAGGTGGAGGTGCCCTACATGGAAGCAACTCCGTGGGTTTCTCGGAACCTCTTCTCGAACAGCAATGTCCGTATGACTGTTCCTGTCACGGCCGCCTTGACCACCACAATGATAGGGACTAAGATGTTGGCGTTTGGTGATGATTTCGCCATGGGGGTCTATCAAAGTCCTCCGTGGATTGCTTGGACGGCTGTTGCTTCTGGCCGTGGGGGCGTTCATGCTACGGCGCCGGACCTGGTTCCGCATATTCCGCGGGAGGGAAGAACGCTGTACGACCTAGAGGGGACTGTGTGGAGCGTGCCCAAGAGGTTGGCCTCTGACTTCTGCCAATATGCGCAAGGGGTTTTAGCCATAAGTCCTGTGAAAGTCAGTGGGGTGGTCGATGAGGGGAAGATCCTCGTTGCCTATGGGATTGAGGATGTTCTTGATCACTACAAAGTTTCCATAGTTACTTTGAAACATGGCGTTTAGGAGAACGATATCTCCTGAGAGTTTTCCACTTAATCTATAAAAGTGAAGGGGTTTCTGCTTAACCCTTTTCAAGCGAAAGCAGCAGGTTTCACCGTTTCCTGTTCCAATAACTTTTATTGTACGTTGTGTGTAGGTTTTACACTGACAAATTTCGTCCAATGAGAAAAAG